TCTCCTTCTAATGCTTCTACTACTATCTGTTTTGAAACTTTATAATCAGCATCTGAAGGTATAAAAAGATAATCACGCGGTTTAATGACCTCCACATCTTTCCCGTAGAGTGCTCTGAATAAAATTTCAAACGATTGATCAGTTCCTTTAGAAGAATAGAAATCTTTAGATTGTTTAACAAACAATCTTTCATTTATATCATCATCTAATGCTCTTTCTTCAAATCCTGGTGTAATTTGAGATTTTACCTTTTTAAAAAACTCTTTAAGAAATCTAATACTCAAATTATTAACTACACTTCCAGAAGCATGAGTAGATATCCCAGATTGAGAAAAAACAAGATCATCAGTATCAGTAGGACTTTTATAAGATGTAATTCCACTAAATCCACGTGAACATCCAGTAAAGGAATTAGTAGTAATTCCAGTATATGTAATAATTTCAGAATCTATCTCAAGTAATCCATAAGTATCAGGAAATCCAGTAGTAGAATTAACAGATATAGTATTATCAGCAATTCCTACATTAGCAGATAAAGATGTAGAATCTATGAGGTCTGTTAATTCATCAATTTTAATATATTTGTCAATATTTTGTAAAACATCTAAAGTAGACCCCTGCCCCTCTAAAGCAGTATAATATTGTGCTAAAAATTCACCAGCAAGAGGAAAATCCGCTTTAATGAAATCTGGCAGTTGATTTTTAACAACTGAACTAATTTTGACCCTTGTATTTTCTGGCATTGATATTAGTATTGAGT